CAAGAAAGCCGGCACTGAACTGACCTCGGCGGAGCGGGCGTTGATCGTCCAGAGCACCACGGAAGCCCAGAAGAAGAAGCAGGCCGAGTGGGACATCGCCGACGCGAAGAAAGCCCAGGTCAAAGGTGAGCAGGACATCGCAACGATGCAACAGTTGCGCCGGGACATCCTGCAACAGATGACGTTTGCCCAGAAACAGGGCGATCTGGTGGCCTACGACCAGCTGCAAATCCAACTGAAGAGCGTCAGCGCGCAGCTCGACACCGCGCTCAAGAAGATGATCGCCTTCTGGGAGGCCAGCGGCAATTCGCCGAAGGCTCAGGCCGCGATTGCCCAACTGAAGAACATCCAGAACTCGTTGGTCAAGGTCGGCGAGCAAGGGATTCTGACCTTCCAGAACGTCGGTAAGGAACTCGGCTCGGGCATGGTCACCGGCATGGACAACTGGCTCGCGAAGATTCGCGAAACGGGTGACGTGTTCGGCTCGCTCAAGGAAGCTTTCCAGAACTTCGCCTCGGACTTCCTGCTGAAAATCGCCCAGATGATCGCCAAGCAGGCGCTGTTCAACGCGATGAAGGCGCTGTTCAGTGGCACCACCGGGGCGACGGGCGCGGTAGGCCAGGGCGTCTTGGCTGCTATCGGCGGTGTCGCTCACGAAGGCGGTGTGGTTGGCCAGAGCATCGGTTCCCGGACGGTTAGCCCTTCGTGGTTCAACAACGCCGTCCACTACCACACGGGCGGTATCGCCGGCCTCAAGTCCGACGAAATCCCGACGATCCTGCAAAAGGGTGAAACCATCCGCACCGTCGAGCAGGAGAAAGCCCTGGCTGAGAAGCAGGCACTGGCAGCGGCGAGTGCGGGTGCCGGTGGCGCGGGCGGCAGTAACGTCAAGATCGTGAACGCCATCGATGCCGGTAGCTTTGTTTCCGCAGGTGTGGAAGACATCCAGGGCCAGCGGGCGATCATCAACTTTATGCGGGCAAACAAGTCCTCCGTGCGCGGAGCACTGGGCGTCTAACAGGAGATCACTCGTGGCCTATTCGACCGGCACGGCGGCAGATCATGTCGACCTTTGGAACAAGCTGAAAACCTTCCTCACCAGCGACTCGAGTCTGGTCGCTGCCGGCCAGGCATGGACTGTCGCCTGGTCTCACGCAACCCGGCCGAACGAAGAACTGGTGCTCAAGGGACCGGGTCTCTCCGGTGCCGATCAAGTGTACGTCGGGCTCTGGCGTCAGGACGGTGCGCTCACTGCCGGCGAATCGACGATCAACCTCTGCGGCAGCACGGGCGTCATCCCAACGGCAACCCGGTACAACGGCCACGTCAACTCGTCGGTCCAGCAGCCGAAAATCTTCCTCGACCAGAACCCGATGCAGTATTGGTTCGTGGCCAACGGGCGCCGCTTCGTTGTGGTGCTCAAGATTTCGACGATCTACCAGGCGATGTACGGCGGCTTGTACCTTCCATACGCACGGCCCAGCACCTACCCGGCGCCGTATTTCATTGGGGGTAACGTCGGCGGTACCACCCAGTCCCAAGTTCCTGCGGAGAACGTCGTCTCCTGGCGGGCGAACACCGCCGAGTCGTACCGGCACTTCGCGTACCCGAAGGGCTTCTACAGCTACTCAGGCAACTACTACGACAGCCCCGCGCTCATGCTTACACCGGAAGGCATCTGGCGCGGCGGCACGGTCGACTATCTGGGCACGATGGACATCCCGCGCTTTATCGTGGGACCGCGGGCGTTCCCGGACCGCATGGGTCCTTACACGGTAGGCGATTCGCTGGGCGGGAACTTCAACTACTCGTCAGCCAGCCAGATCGGCTACAACACGATCCGGGCGCAGATGATCGCCGGCCTGAACGGGGAAATGCCGCTCACGCCGATCACCCTGATGTCCTTCGACACCACCGGCACGCCGAACCCGATCACCTACGGCGTCCTGGACGGGTGCTTCTCGGTACCCGGGATCGGCAACGTCGCAGAAAACATTATCACAGTAGCCGGCGTGAACCACTTGGTGGTGCCCAACGTCCAGCGCACCGACGTGAGCGAATACTGGGCCCTGGCCCTGGAGTAACCCATGACGACTTATCAGGCATCCGCGATCACAGCGAACACCGACATCCCGGCACTGGTGGCCACGTTCGCCGCTTCGTTGGGCTTCACCACAACATCGGTCAGCAGCACCGAGAAGACAGTCCAGCACCCGACGTTTGCCGGGGCCAAGGTCTTCACTATCCGGACCAACAACATCGGCACGGCAGAGACTCGCCGGGAGCGGGTCGAGCTTCAGCTGAACGTCACCGGCAGCATTGTCGCCTGGGCTGAATCGCCGAAGATGAACCCGACCTTCGGCAACACCGCAGGCTCGGTCGTTGTGTCGCAGCCGACCAAGTTGCACCTGTACGGGAAGCTGTCGGGCGGCTCGAGCGACTCGGGCAAGACCTATATCGCGGGGATCATCGAGTACGGGTTCAACCTGTACCGGCACTTCTATATGGGCTACATCGAGAAACTCAGCTCGTTTGCTGGCGGCGAGGTCATTACCGGTTCGTCGTACTGCCCGGTCCCCATCAGCTCCTTCAGCGATAGCTACGTCAAATGGGATAACTCTTTCGGGAATGGTTATATCTCGTGGCCGTTCACTGCGGTGAACACGGGATACGGACCCGTCAACATCAGCAACGGCGGCCTGTATCTGGACCCCGCGCTGAAGACCAACCCGTGGTCTTCGTTCAACACGAACGGCAATGCCTTCAGCAATACGGACATCAATACCGCGTTTGCAGCCTTCGGCGATCAGCTAGTCCTCGGCGGCTTCGGCGACTCGATCAATACCGGCTACATGAACGCAGGGAAGAGCCCTTACGCGGGCGCTCAGATATTGACCCCAGTCAACCTGTACGTGGGTAAGCGTGCGACCGGTGTGCAGTATTTCCAAGCCGCGGGGCGTGCGGCGGGCGTGCGCCTGGTGCATATGGAAGATCTGGACCCGGGGTCCACGATTACCATCGGCAGTTCGACCTGGCGGGTGTTCCCCCTGTTCAGGAAAAGCGCTGCGCCGAACGTCCCGATTAAGGGGTACGCGACCATCAACACGAACTACTGCTTCCCGTCTGACAACACCAGCCTGTACGCGGGTATGGCCTACGAAGAGGTCGAATAATCATGACCACAGTAGCTGGCGCGAAGATCCTCACCGGGGCGAACGGCCTGTTTGAGGTGCCTGACAAAGCCCCGAACACTACCCCGGCTGGCTTCACCTGGACGCCAGGTCCGCGTGGCTTGTACGACCCGGGAACTCCGGGGAAGTTGAAGACCGGGGCGAAAACGCCAGCCGGTGTGCTCAACATGCACCCCTACGCGAACAGGGCCGGTATCTGGGTCCAAACGTATTTCGACGACTACTACAACCGGATCTACCTCAGCCCGACGAGCATCGACTTCAGCGCGATCACCTCGGACGCAATCGTGGTCGTGAAGCTCTGGAACGCCTACATCCGACGTTCCGTGACGCTGTCCTCTGTCGGCTACGACTCAGCCCAAGGCTTGCGGGTCGAGGGTGCCGCCCCACCGGCTGTGATCAGCAAGCTTCAGGAGGTCACGTACAACGTGATCGCCACCGCTGAGGGCCCCGCAGCGCTGGACACGCTCGTAAACTGGGTCTTCGACGTGCCTGTCACGTTCGTTATGCACGTCATCGGGAGCCGTGTGCGCCAGGCTGGGCTCTCTCCAGCGTGGCCACCGACCGGTGCTTCGTACCAGATCAACTATCAGTTCCAGACGTTGGTCGGCGTGAGCCGCTCCGGCCGGGAGCAGCGGATCGCCAATCGGCACTCCCCGCGCAAGACCCTGACTTTCATGTCCCACGTCAACGGCGACCGGTTCCGGGCGCTCAAGGATAATATGTGGTACTGGCAGCACCGGGCTTTCGCGCTTCCGGAATTGACCCGGAAGGTCGATTCTGTCGCCGCGATGCTGGTCGGTACCGACACGATGGCATTCGCCGCGGTCCCCGGCTGGATCGCCCCCGGCGTCCAGGTGATCCTGAGCTACAGCGGCTTCCAGGACATCCGGCTGGTGCTCGCTGTGACCGACACCACCGTGCAGTTCAAGACCCAGTCCGTGCAGCTCTGGCCAGCCGGCACCCGGGTTTACCCTGGCCTCACGGGTAACCTCGATACCAGCATCACCGCGCCTCGACTGACCAACGCCGTGGCCACCGTCTCCGTCGTGTTCAAGGTCTCCCCGGTGTCGGAACGCTACGTGGCGCCTCCGGCTGCGGCGACGTCCTTCAATGGCCGGGAGGTGTTTCTGCTCAAACCGAACTGGGCTACTCCGGTGGAAGGGACGTTCTCGCACGACGTCGATCTGGTGGACTACGGTCGGGGGCCGGTGGCGCGCTTCACGCCGGTCGCGTTCGGCTACGAGACAAAGAGTGCGACCTACCTGGCCCGGAACGCCGCCGATGCAGACCTGCTGCTGGATTTCTTCAAACGTATGCGCGGCCGGCAGGGTGAGTTCTACATGCCGACGTGGGAGTACGACTTCCAGCCGAAGATCCTGGCCAACGCCGGATCGCTGAGCCTGCGCGTGGCCGGTACCGACTTCGCCAAGTTTTACAAGGACTCGACCGTCCAGAAGGCGATTTTCGCGCAGATGCGTAGCGGCACCGTCCAGATCAAAAAAGTTGTATCCGTGCAGGCTGTGACGGACAGCGGAGGCTCCGACTCGCTGATCACCCTCGCCTCTGGCTGGGACGAGGACGTGTCAGTCGATACCGTGGTTATGTGCGGCTGGTGCCCCGCGTGGCGCCTGGTGTCGGACGAACTGACCGTCGAGTGGGTGACCAGTTCGGTGGCCAACGTCCAGATGACGATGATGACCCTCGAGGATCTTCCTGCCGAAACGGCTTGACCCTTCGGCGTGCGGCGGGTTTCATCTGTTTATTGAATATCCAACTTACGGATGAACGATACCTATGCTTTCTTTCTTCCAGTCCAGCCGTAGCCTAGCGGAGCCGATCCACCTGTACGAGGTGGTGTACGGCTCCGGCGTGGCCAACAAGGTTTTCCTGACGGACTCAGAATCTCCGGTCGTGTTCGCGGGCGATACCTACGCCGTGTCCACGATCAAGCATTCCGAAATCAATTCATCCGGAAGCCTGGACAAGTCTTCCGTCGAGGTCCGGACGCCGTTCAACAGCCCACTGACGGAGCTGTTCCGCACTGGCCCCCCTGATTCCGTTGTCGAGGTTTCGATCTACCGGGGCGACCGCAACGATCCGGATGCCCAGTTCCTGCGGCTCTGGTCGGGTCGGGTGCTGGGCTTCTCCGTCGAGGTCGACGAAACGAAGTTGACCTGCGAGCCCATTGGCACGTCGACGCGCCGGCCGGGTTTGCGCCGGAACTTCCAGTACGGGTGCCCTCACGTTCTGTACAGCGCGCAATGCCAGGCGAACAAGACTGCGGCCACCGTAACCGCTGCAGTGCAGAACCTCGACGGCATGACGGTCAAGCTACCGGGGGGCTGGTTCGGTGCTCTAGATCCGGCCCTGTTCCACGGCGGCCTAGTCTCCTGGGTGACCGGTACCGGCAACACCGTTAACCGGACGATCTTGCTGGTTTCAGATGGCTTGGGCGTCAGCACGGACCTCCTGCTGAACGGCATCCCTACAGACTTGGCCATTGGCTCAACGGTGTCCGTGTCCCTCGGGTGCGACCACAAGCTTAGCGGCTGCCGGATACACGACAACGTGAACAACTTCGGCGGGTGCCCGTGGATCCCGCTGATCAACCCCGTAAGCAACGTCAACAGCTTCTACTGAGGGTCGCAGCCATGCCGGTATGGGCAATTCAGATCATCATCGCCGTCATTATGGCTCTCTTGGCCTACGCCTTCGCGCCGAAGCCGAAGTCCCCGAAGCCTGACACTTCGCAGGAACTTACCGCCCCCACTGCTGACGCCGGTCGCCCGGTGCCCGTGGTCTTCGGTTCCGTGACCGTGCAATCGCCGAACTGCCTCTGGTATGGCGACGTCTCGACCACCGTTGAGAAGGTAAAAGTATGAGTCCGGATGATCGCTTGACCGTCGACGACGTGATCCGTGCGGGCGGCTGTGCCAATGGTATCCGCCGTTGGTTCACCGGCAACGCCGAGCGGCTCCCGGAAACGATGACCCTGCGGGCTTTCCTCGAGGAAGGCATGCCGCTCGACGTGGCCACGAGTCTGGATGACCCATTTATCGAACGCGCTCTGGCGCTGAAGGAGGCCGATAGTGGGCGG